CGTTGGCAACACTCCTTGGCATGGCCTTGGCCAACGTCTGACCGACGACGCATCGATCGAGACCTGGGCAACCGAGTCCGGCCTTGATTTCAAGCTTGCAACCGCTGATGTTCAGTTCCAGCCTCCCGGTCATATCAAAACAACTTACAACGGTCGCAAGGTTATGTACCGTGCCGACTCAGGCGAGGCTCTCGGCATCGTGTCCAACCGTTACAAAATCGTTCAGCCTATTGAAGTCTTGGAATTCTTCCGCGACATGGTCGGCACAATTGCCCATCTTGAAACCGCCGGCGTTCTTCGCAACGGCGCACATTACTGGGCTCTTGCCAAGATGGATGGCGAGTTTGATCTTGCCGGTGACAAGGTCAACCAGTACTTATTGCTGGCTAGCTCGGCCGATGGCAGCCTGGCTACTCAGGCAAGACTTACCTCTGTCCGCGTGGTGTGCAACAATACTCTGCAGCTGTCGCAAGGCACAGGCAAGGCAGTGCAGGTGCGTCATAGCTCGATCTTCGACGCCGAGTCTCTTAAAGCTAAGCTCGGCGATCTTAACGAGGCTTTCACTCACTTTACCGCCGCATCACGTACTTTGGCCAATATCAAAATCTCGGCCGAGCAGTCTTCCAAGTTCTTTGCCAAGCTCCTTGGTGGTGATGCTGACAAGCCCAGCCGCGCTGCGGTTCGTGCTCAGGCTTTGTTTGACGGCGCAGGCATCGGCTCTGAGATGGAAAGCTCCAAAGGTACGGCATGGGGCGCGCTTAACGCTGTTACGCAGCTCCTTGATTGGGAAACCGCTCGTACCGGCGATGCTCGGTTGGCCAATGCTTGGTTTGGCGGCGGTGCTAATCTTAAGCAGCAGGCCATGCATGACTTGTTGGCTTTGGCCTAAGTTGTAAACACTCAGAGAGGCCGAGTGCCTCTCTTTTACTGACGATTGAAAGGAACTACATCATGTCTTTACCACTTACCTACGCGCATGTCTTAAATCTTATCCTTGCAGCCGAGAAAGTCATCACACTTACTGGCTATCCAAGCCGCAAAGATTGGGGTCAAAACATGCCGGAATCGGTTGATGACGCACGCATGCAATTGATCACACAAATCCAAATATGTAAGTTACGAGTTGAAACAGATTTAAGCCAAAAAAATGTTGCGAAAGATTGGTCCAACGTGTAAGTTGTGTGATATATTGCTTCTGTCGTTGTTGACTTTTGAAAGGTAACCAAATGAACATCTTCTATCTACATCAAGCAGCACCTATTGCAGCATCATTGCATTGCGACAAACATGTTGGCAAAATGCTTATCGAATCATGCCAACTCCTGGCCACCGCGCACCATGTCCATGGCAACGGCCATGCCGTTACCTATAAGCCTACACACATCAATCATCCCTCGGCCATATGGTGTCGTTCCAGCCCGGCGCATTACGACTGGCTTATGCACCTAGCCTTATACCTTGGCCGCGAATTCTTTCATCGCTATGGCAAGGTCCATGCCTGCAGGCAAGTACTTATCGACCAGCTTTTACGTCCACCTCCTGCCTTGGCAGCTATGCCCAATACATGGCAGCCACCTACGCTTGCCATGCCTGACGAATTCAAGTCCGCCGACCACGTCGAAAGCTATCGCCGCTTTTACACCAGCAAGCAATCACGTATGCCTATGGTGTGGTACCGCGGCGAACGGCCCGTGCCTGGCTGGTTTCAAGACTACTCACAACCTATTGCAGCTTAAGGGGTCCATGTCATGTACCACTTTGTCTTTTGCGATATCTGCAATGGCCGTCATCATACCAAGTGGATCAAAATCCTTAATGTCGAGGAGGACTGGTTTGGGCGTGACCGTGTAACCTTTAAGTGCCCTGATGATGAGACGGACCGTACAACCAAAAGCAGCGTTTACGCCAATGGAGGCATGGATGACGAACTTTGAAAAAGTTGGTGAGTTTAGAAAAAAGCTCAAGCTGCCCATATCCGGTGTGCCAACATTTCTCTCACCGGAAGAAACCAGCTACTTTGCAAGGTTTATTCTTGAGGAGCTAAGCGAGTATATGCGAGCCTGTGAGGAGCAAGATCTTACTTCTGCTGCCGATGGCCTTGCTGATCTCATGTATGTAACACTTGGCTGTGCCCATGCCATGGGCCTTCCATTTGATGAGATCTTTGATGTCGTGCATAAATGCAATATGCAAAAAGTGCCTGCATCGGATGAGTGGCGATCACTTCGCGGCAAGCAATACGACGTCGTTAAGCCTCCGGGTTTTACAGGCCCCGAATGGGAAATCAGCATCCTTATCAAAGCATCACAAGGTATCTAATGGCTACACTATCAGAATTGATTGACGAGTTTGTTGAAACTAAGAACCGCCGCGAGGCTTTGCAAAAAAGCGTAACAGCTTGCACTGAGCGTATGGCCGTTCTTGAAAAAGACATCATGAAAACTATGTCTGATGCTGGCATTACACAAGCAGGCAGCGACAAAGCCAGCTGTCATATGCGTGAAACACAACAACCGGCCATTGAGGATTGGTCACAATTCTACGATTACGTGGCCAAGACTAACCAATTTGAGTTGCTGCATAAGCGGCTCAGTTCGACTGCGTTCAAAGAGCGATGGGATGCAGGCGAAAACATTCCCGGTACCAAGGCTATATCGGTCTGGGATCTTCGCATCGTTCGTAAATAGTCCTACTAGTGGAGCTTGTTAACATGTCTAAAAACGAACTTGTTACCTTTGAAAGTGAAATGGCCAAAATGGCCATGGAAGTCGTAAAGGCTGAGCAATCAACCGGCGGCATGACATTTCTCTCAACCAAAAGCGGTACGCTTAGTTACCGTGGCGATCCGGTTGCAGGCAATAAGCTTGCGTGCGTCATTCTTAGCAGTCCTATTGAGCGGTTATTTTACGCCGAACGTTATGACCCGACTAAGATCGTACCGCCCACTTGCTTTGCCATTGGTCGGTTGGCAAGTGAAATGTCACCGGCACCTTCGGTTGAAAAGCCGCAGCATGCCACATGTGAAGGCTGCCCTCGCAATGAATGGGGTTCATCCTTAACGGGTGGTAAGGGCAAGGCTTGTCGTGAAACACGACGGTTGTTGCTGATTCCAGCCGACGCGGTTACCTCGCCTGAATCTGTTGCTAAGGCCGAGGTTGCTGCATTGCGCCCACCGGTTACTAGTTTGAAGAATTACGCAAACTATGTACAAACCTTAGCGGCGTCGATGAAGCGTCCACCCGTTGCTGTAATCAGTGAGATTGCTGTTGTGCCTGATGCCAAGACGCAGTTCAAGGTTAACTTCAACATGGTAAAGCCGATTGCCGAGCCTGCTGTTGTTAAAGCCTTAATGCAAAGAGCCGAGCAAGAAATTGAACGCGCCATAGCAACAGCCGGTGAAATGGCTGATGAAGCAACGCCTGCAACTTCGGATCGATTCTAATTGCATGTGGGGGAAAGCTCATAAGGTAAGTACCCCATCACTTATGATGAGGCTTTTATGCAACAAGTTCCTATCTTTTTAGATTTTGAAACCGAAGGCATTATGCCTCGGCCTTTATACCCACCAAAGCCCGTAGGCCTTGCCGTGTATGACCCGGCCGGTCAGTTTGATAGCGGTTACTACGGGTTTGGTCATAGTGAAGGTAATAGTTGTACCGAGGACGTCGCCCGCGATGTCATGGCAACCATCTACGCATCACGGCGACCGGTTTGTTTTCATAACGCAATGTTTGACCTTGACGTTGCCGAAACACACTGGGACTTACCTATTCCCGACACCGAGTTAGTACATGATACACTTATTCTTGCTTTCTTATTTGATCCACACGTACCTAGTTTAAGCCTTAAAGATCTGGTTGTGCATTGGCAACTTGACACAACGCAGGAACGCGATGAGTTGCGTGAATGGATTATTACGCATGTACCCGAGGCTAAGCGTAAAAAGTCAACATGGGGTGCGTACATTTGCCGTGCCCCCGGTGGATTGGTCGGCAGCTATGCCGAGGCCGACGTACGGCTTACTTACAACCTTTGGTCTTTTTTGGTTGACAAGGTTTTACCACAGCAGACTGAGCCTTATCATCGTGAGATTGCTTTAATCCCCATGTTGCTTGAAAACTCACGGTTAGGCGTTCGAGTCGACCGTGATGGATTGCAACAAGCAAAAGAAACAGCAATAAAAGATATTGAAACATGTAATGTTTGGGTTCGTGCATTGTTAAAGTCTCCTGAGTTAAATGTGGACAGCGATGCGCAGCTGGTTGAAGCTATTTATCCCACAGACTTTTGGCTCAAACAAAACGGATGGCCTAAAACAGACAAAGGCCAACCACGGGCTGACAAAGAAACACTATCGGAGATACTTACACATGAAGGACTCAAAAACACTCTTAGATATAGAGCCAACCTATCAACATGTTTGTCGACTTTCATTGAACCATGGTTGGAAGCTTCTCGACTTACAGGTCGAATCTACACAAACTGGAACAGTGTTCGAGGTGAACGTGGGGGCACCCGAACCGGACGACTCTCTTCCACACCCAATTTTCAAAATGCACCTATCCGTTACCCGAAAGTACAACTCCCTGAAGACCTCAAAGTCGAGCCCCTCCCGCTTATTCGAAGTTTCATCCTAGCCGATGAAGGGCATAAGCTCATTGCATGTGACTTTAACGCACAGGAGTTGCGTATCTTTGCTCACTTTGAAGGTGGCAATCTTATGCAACAGTATCAACAGGATGCTCGAGCTGATTTGCATACCTATGCAGCCAAGATGATGACTGAGGCTTCAGGCCGCGAGGTCAGCCGT